TTCATAGAAGCGGTTTTCATTGCTACCAATGCAGAAAGGTGGAACGCGATGAATTCAACAAAAACTTGATTGACCTTGCGATAAGGAAGGGGTTGATAGCTCCAAAAAAATGAACTGACATAGCTTGCACAGGGTAATGAGGCTGATTAAAAGGGGGATTTGACCATGTATCTGATTAGGCAAAAGGGGAATAAACAGAAAGCCCATATTTGGAATGGTGAGGATACCGCTTGCCGGATGTGGTCAACGGGCGGCTTGAAAAAAGAATTGTTCGTTATACATGAAACAACTCTCGGCAAGGATATTTGTGTAATGTGCTTAAACAACAATAAAAAAGTTGTATAATGTTGATGCCGGTGGCCGGTTCATAGCTGATCCCTATGAATGGTTACTCTCCTGCACCCATGCGGTCACTGGCAAATTTAAGACGGGAGAAAAAACAGGAGATAGCATGAACTTCTACCGGATGTTTCCCGGCGATTATATTGCCGACACCAGCACCCTATCCCTAGCAGAGCATGGGGCTTATATGCTCATGCTGCAAGCTATGTCAGTTCATTTTTTTGGAGCTATCAACCCCTTCCTTCTAGCTAGGTCAATCAGGTTTTTGTTGAATTCGTCGCGTTCAGCCTTTTTGCACTCGTAACAATGAAACCCTTTTTTGTAAAAAATCGCTAACTTGCCTTGCGACACCCGTTTTGTAACCCCGCACGTTAAACATACCATCGGTATTGTTGTTTTCTGTGCAAGGTGATACTCCATCGTCTTACGAGCTGGGACTCTGCTTAACGCAACTTCGCCTACTCTTTTCATTGTCGCCCCTTATGCCTTGTCAACTTCTTTCACTTCCATCAAAGCCTCTGCAATCGCGTGTCCGGCAAAACGATTCCAAGTGATACCCAACTCCTTAGCCTTGGCCCTTCCTTCCTCCAGCAGCGATACAGGAAGCCTGATGCTGATTGTGGTGCTAGGCGGTCTATGGGACTTGCCTTTGTTGGGAGCTGGTGTGCCTTTTTGTCTGCCTTTCATGTTTTGCCCTCTATGAATGGCCGTCCTTGGCCGGTGTTCTCTCAGTAGGTGTAAAAGCCTTTGCATACCCCAAGGTAGCCGCCAGTGCTGGTCTGGCGTGACACCAACTCGCTGAGGTCAACTGCGCCGACCCACTTCTGCATTTTTTCAACGTAGAAGACAACGTAGCGAGCAGAGTGCTGGCCTTTGCGGTAGTCGATAGCGAAATGGTCAGCGGCAACCTGTGCAATCTTCGATACAGCTTTTTCGGCAGCTTCTTTAGTCTTATAGGCTTTGCAAGGGTTGGCGGTTTCGGTCAGGCGGGCTTCGATGCGGGCGATCAGGTTGTCGATGGTGTTCACTTTGCTATCCTCTGTTTTTCCGCTGCGGTGTGCTGCGGTATGGGTATATTTAAACCCATGTGTTTAAGAGATGCAACACTTATTTTTAATTATTTATGTAATACTTTGTAACACCGCTTTCGATAGCTCCGGCCAGTAACTCCATTCCCAGCAGGTCGGAGACTTTGAGTTTTCTGGCGTCAGCTCTTTCGATGAATCCATCGTAATCGGCTTGCCCGCCCCTACTGTCTACACCCAGATCGGTTGTCCAGAAATCAGCTTTAGGAATCCAGCCTAGTAGATACACAGTGTCGGGTGAGGCTCGGCAAAAGACGTAAATATCACAGTCCCTGTCCTTCTGAGATTCGGTGACATGAACAGTGTAGTGGGGCAGGGGGGGCGTGTTACACGCTTTAGTTTTAACGTCTATCTTGAGTCCACCGGCAATGAAGTCACAGTCATAACTTGTGAACCCGCAATGCTCGAATGAAATGTTCTCCACATCCCGGAGGAAAGTGCCGAGCGCAATCTCACCCAACATTCCAACGTACTGGCCTGATCCGAAATCCAGAATGGTTGTTCCGTTGAATCGCTGATGCGTTTCCTTGTCTCTGGCGTATTCGCTCCATGATGGTTTTATTTTGATCTGTAACACTAGTCTTTCATCCAGTGTGCTTCCCTTCCCTTTGACCATTTGATCTGTTTGTGAACTAGCCACTTCTCAACCTCCGGCAGCATTGGGCGGTTGGGATTTACGTTGAGCGACCTCGGCCAGACGGTAAATTTTTCCCTGTATTTATGAGCAGCCCATCCTTCAGAGTAGCCTTTCAGCCTAGCGTACCTGAGCAGGGAGGAGTACCACTCGGACTTTTCAGCCATTGAGTAGGTACGGGTTTTCTCGATACGTTGCAACATCGTTCCATCGGTTTCCAGTTGCTCACGGATGGGGATCATGTAACCGCAAGCACAGCGTATACCCGCCATTTGCCTTTGGCATAGTGGACAGGTCTGGACTCGGGTTTCCTTTTCCTCTCGCTCCTTGATCTGCCTTTCTTCCCGGAAGTTCTGCTCACCATCGTCAAGACAGGAAGGCACCAGCGATTCAGCAAACCCATGCCTTGCCACGTTGCCAGCGTGATCGAGATAAATTGCTTTTTCTTTACCGGGAGCAGTCCTGAAGATACGTCCGGCGCGTTGCTGGTAGACAATCAGTGATCTGGTAGGAAAGCAGTCGATCAAGGTGCGGACAGTGGGTGCGTCATATCCTGTATTCAGCAACCGGGAACAACTCAGGATTTTAATAGTCCCGTCATCGTGGGCCTTGAACAACCGCTTCCGTTCTTCCTCATCCATATAGCCGTCGATATGAGCAGCTGAGATACCAGCATCAAGAAACAGGTCAACAAGGTACTTGCTATGCTTAATAGATGGAGAGAAGGCTATCGTTTGTCCTACGCCGTGTTGCATCCAGTTTTTAACGATATCACCCGCCAGTTCCTTGTCGTTCTCCACAGCTTCAGCGAGCGCTTCAGGATCGTAGTCGGATCCACCCGTTTTTAGTGCTTTTGTCTTTATTCCTTTCGTTGATACTGACCGGCCACCGTAGTAATCCACCGGACACAGATAACCCTGATCTAACAGCTCTTGAGTCGTAATCGGAACCAGCAGGTCATCGTAGACCTTACCCAAACCTTTCGAGTAGGGAGTTGCTGACAGGCCAATGAAAGGCACTTGATCGTAGCGATCCATGAGTTGCGTCAGGGAGTCGTACATAGTCGCGCACTCATCAACTATGGCTAGGTCGAATTCCGGCTTGCGATCCCTTCTAGCCACTGTTTGAATACTGGCAATCTGAACCAGCTTTGAGTAATCAGTTTGGTGGTGTTGGGCCTGCATTACACCGAAATCTAATCCCATTCTTTCAAAAGCGTTGACAGTTTGATCTATCAATTTCACCCGATCTGCGAAGAAGATCACCCTCTTTCCCTTCTCAGCAGCCGCCTTCATCAACCACGCCGCTGTGATCGTCTTCCCGAAAGAGCAGGGAGCAGCCAGCAAGGGACGCTTATGCCCGGTCTTGAGTGAGTGCCGGATCATCTCAATGGCTTTAACTTGATGCGGTCTTAATTCCATAGATGTTAGCCTCTTTTGCTTTTTGTTATGAATCCGACAGTATACATAAAAAAAGGGAGCATATACAATGCCCCCCGTTAGCCCTCAGTACCGCTTCAGCCCCTTCCTTTCGGTTGGGGCTTTTTAATCAGCCTTCTTGAACCTTCCATCCTTCCCACGAACATCATTTTTCTGTAAGTGCTTGAGCATCTCAGTCTGAATCTGATGTTTAGTCTTCAGTAGCTCATGCCTCTCTTGTAGCAACTCCAGTTCAATCTCAAGTCGTTTTATTTCTTTCCAAGGATTCCAGATCATTTCATTTCTCCACCGTTAATCGACACGTTTTACTCAAAATCATCGCCACCAACTTCCCCTGTTTGGACTCGCACCTTATTTGATGGGCTGGAGTGTGTGCAGAATGCTGCCCGTTCCTTCGCTGACAAGATATTAAATTCATAGCTAGACATTCCGATTGGTATTTCCTCAACTCTCCCGCCTCGGTTTAAGAACTCCTCTTTCTGCTGATCTAAATTAGACACCCAGTCTGGCTGACTTCTCTTCCCGGAGTCGGTTAAAACAAAACGTCTAGTGCTTCTGTAATTCATGGTGGCATTCTTCATTGTGGTGGCAGTTGTCACAGATGTTCACGATTCGATCCAGTGACAGCATGATGGGTTCGTAGTTTTCGCAGATATCAGGAACTCGGTGTCCCCACGTTATCGGATCGCATTTACACTTTTGGATATTAGTCATCGCCATACTCCATTTCGATTAACATTTCTAGGCAGTGAATTGCTTTTAGTAGATCCTGTTTGCCACCCTTGACCTTATACCTTGTTATATACTTAATCGCCGTGTGCTGGCAGGCGTTCAAGTTGTTTTTCATTGAATATTCCATCGGCTGGATCGGCATGAATTTGTAATGGTCGCCGCCGACCTGTTTACTGATTGCTGTCATCTCGGCTCCTTGTTGTTTTGCAGCGCCACTGGAACGTAGTATTGATTGCTCTGCCGTGTTCGATCTAAGGGCGTGACTACCTTACCGTCGGCGTGTGAGTGCGTGAGCATATCTTCCAGCAGTGCTGTTACATTAGTGAGCTGATACCGCATCTGCATCACTTCGTTATAAAGCGCATAAATCTTTTCTTCCGTGTTGCGCTCGCTCCAGTATTTGTCTCTCTGTGCTAAACCTAGTTTTTCGTTACTCATAAAAACACCTCAGAATTGCAGTGAATCGTCGTCGAATGGGTCTGGCATTGGCTGCGCTATCTGACGGCCATGATTGCTGCGCTGCAGTGCGGTGGTAGATCACCCATGCCACGGCAGCTTGACCTTCGATGGGTTCGCCACGGGCCTCGAAATAAACTGCTGACGCTACGCAGAACATGGCGGCTATCATGATTGCTCCCTTGCGGCGGCTAGCATGACGCGCAGCCGAATCGCTGTTGTTAGTATTTCATTGCGCCAGTGGCGACAGGCTCTGAGTGCTGCACCACGGTTCCCTTTTGTCTTGTTTGCTTCGGCTAAACGCTCACGGGCTATTGCGTACTGCGCCCGCGAGACATTAAGCCAGCAGTGAAGCGTTTTTATTTTCATCAGAA